ATAAGAGCTAAAAGGTACCGGGGTAGCAGAGCCTGCTACTTCCAACACAGCGTCCACCGATATGCCACCTTGTATCCTTGTAACTATTAAAGATTCTACATTTTGTATCCTGTCATCTGATAGAAACACACTAGTTGCCTCCAACCTAGCTAGTTGCTCCCATTCTGGATTGCCTTTTTGTCCTACTATCCTTTGCAACTTATTGCCATACAGAGGGTGAAACAACATGGTTCCTACTTCTATCTGTAGCCTGCTCTTGAGGTCTTGTATGAGACTGTCTAGATTCTCCACTATCTGTAAATCCCCATAGGTGTCTTCCTGCAAGTCTCCACCGGACAAATCCCTATCTACCAACATAAGATCGCCACCTAGGTATGACAGGTCAGTATTGTCAGACTGCTCAGAGGTAAATTCAGGTATCCACAGAGTGTCTCCCATCGTTACAGTGTTGGGTAATCTGGTGTCTTGTAGACCCTGTATAAAGGGATACGATAGCTTGTTAAATTCAATGACGTCTATGGCCTTTTCTGCACTTCCCAGCATTTTCTGAGCTACCCGGTGTATGGTATCCCCATCCTGCACGATGTACTGTTTCAAAGTATACCTGTCCGACAAACTGGTAACGCTATCCGATAACTCACTTAGCTCTGCCATCATGTCAGTGTCCACTGTTCTAAACACACCACGAATAGACAATATATAAGACAGAGTAATCTGCACGTCTCTAACAGCTTCTATCAGGCTGTAGGGTTTAGGGTTGACTGCCTCTAGCTTAGTACTAAGCCACCGTATATTCGTTACTACCCTGCTAACATCCTCTTTGGTCATAGTTACTGGGTTGTCTAAGGAGGCCACCAATAGCTCTCGGTACAATGCCAGACACTCCAGATATAGGGTGTTAACTGCATTACGTATAGCAGGAGCCATACTGTCTGCATAGGAGACCATCAAGCTAACTGGCTGTATGTCTGCTGCCTCCTCTAGGGTGGTCACTATAGTAGGATCTGATGCCTTCAACAACACAAATAGGTCAAAGGCAGCACGTGAGGTCTGCGTATTATAAGGTTGCTCTATTAGTATGGAGCTAGGGGGTTCTATTCCTGTTTCTCCTAGAACCAGTACACCAGGAGAAACTATATCCAAACCTGTCAGGACTTGAGTCATAATACCAGTATATACCTTACCATCCACATCACCTAGCGCACAACTCAGGTTGAAGCAGGGGGTATATAATTGCTCGTATAAGTCCTTATTTATTATGTTTTTTATATAATCATCAGATGCCCTACCGTAATCCAGCATTATCTCTCACCCCTTAAACCGTACTTATCCAACTTAAATTTGGTTAGGGAAGCAGCTAAGTTATCACCATTAACCCCATCTGGATGAGGTACATCGGCCTTTCTTATGCATACTAACTTTATATCATACAGGTACATCAAAGGACGTGACACTGACCTTAGCAGGTCAAACTTTTCAGGGTACACTACCCAATGGTCCTCATCAGTATAGTTGTGAAATATGAGTTCCTTACTGGCTGGTATGGCTTGACCAGATGGTACCTTATTGTAATAGTTTCTCATAAGGTCTCTCAGTTCCTTGAATTTTAGGAATCCAGTCAAGGTACTCTCCAGCTTATCCCGGGCCCATATCTTTTTCTCAGTGGTGTATTGACCTTTCGTGTCTCTTAGGATGTTTTCTAGCCATCTCTGCTGGTTATTGTCGGTAACGTTGGCGTTGTCCAAGTAGTTTCTCATTTCCTTAGAACGAAAGCCTGTTGTACCTTTGAATTGTATCGTAGGTATACCAGCACCAAAGTCATCAACCCATGCTGATGTTTTAGTCTGGGTTATAGTGGTTCTGGAGGGCTCAGATTGGTTGTATTCTTCTGGATTCAGTGCAAACTTATAAGCCTTTCCCATATACTCAAACTCTATACGCCTAAGTTTATGGACTCCATCTGCTTGGGGCATGTTATCACTCCTCTGGTGGTGGTTCAGTAACCACAGATTCCCCATTGACCAGTAATTTGCCAGTTATAGACACGTTACCTTGGATATCTGTAGTGCCTGATAAAGATAATCCTCCTTGTATATCAAATCCGTTCTGAGCTGTTACCTTTCCCTTAGCCAACACGGTTCCTGTTATACTAAGGTCACCTTTTATGTTAGCCTGTGGGGCCTCTAAATTAATAGTCCCATTGCTGGATAGAGTTGCATTATTGTCCGTTATATTTAGGGTGGTGGTTGTAGAGCCTGAAACAGACAACTGAATCCCGTCCTCCGTGATGGTCAGGGTCAGCTCCTTGTTTCCGTTTTTGCGTATTATCTTATAGTCGCCTTCGCTACTCAACTCAAGCTCCGTGATGTTGTCCCCAACCCCATGATCAGGGCTATCCAGCTGTCTACGAATTTTGTAATGGCCTTCCTCACCTAGTTCTAGGTAAGTGAGCTTTTCATCTCTGTTGTCCCTAGTAATTCTAAATAATCCAGAGTCCTCTAGAAACACCTTAGTCCAAGTGGTGACATCATCATCAAAGGAGGTTCTGTGATTATATAGCACACTTACTGGGAAACTAGCCTCTTCAGTACGACCACTGCGAGTATTGAAGGTGTTAGGGTCTTTTTCCTCTAAATCCTTGTGGTCAGTGCCAAGATGGCTGTCACTTATGGGCTCTATCCCTTCTATCTTTAAGAAAGACTTAGAGGGGTGGGACACCTCCACCCCTGCTGTCCCATCAATCCTAGTATAGAATTGAGTGGGATGGACGTCTAGTGATTTCATAGCTTCCCTTAGGTCTTCAATTGAGTTGTCCGGCACCAAAGGATAAACATTGGGCAGGATGTTATTTCTTGTATCCAAAGTGTCAGGAAGACTGATTAATATTACAGGCTGGTTTTTCAAGCCATCTAAGAAGGCCAGTACTACTAGCTGACCTTCTTGTACAGGCTTCACGCTTCCTGACGTAGACATTTGTGTCCTATCGAAATGGGCAGAGGACGTGCCTATCCTAGCAGCAAATCTACCTTCATTCTCTGCCCCAGAAGTTAGGGCATCATTGGTCTTAACTATCATGACATCCGCTGTACCCATTTTATGATGCACCTTTATGATCTTAGCCAAAGCTAAGTAGCCACCCATTTTTGATTCTGGCTTGTAGTTGTCAGTAAATCTACCAAGATGAGGCTGTAGATTCATACCTTCCATATAAGCGACCCCCTAATTCATTATGGTGACCTTAATTTGTCTCTTACCAAAAGCATACATCCGTTTCCTAGCCACATGCGGATCTACAGCCATGTCATCAAAATAGATATCTATTCTATTTTGCTTAATGGCCCCACCCACATCTTCTGCCACGTAAATACCAGATACCCCCGGAAAGTCAGAATCTATTCTAACCTTAGTACCTAGAGGTATGACTGTTCTGTCCACGGCTATAGTCCTTCCCTCCACAGGCTTAGTGCCTGAGGCTGTCACACCTGTGCCTGCTCCACCATTCAGCACACTTGCACCGTAGGCGGTGGCTACCATAGTCATGGTCTTGCCCGGAACTCCCACATCCCCTACAGCAGTCTTATTGACAGTGAGCACCCTTCTACCCATTAACCAATGCTGGGACCAATAGGAGTTGGATAGTTCTGCTACGTGTATGTTCTTGCTACTTGAGTTATTTATAAACTTCCCTCCCCCTATATAGATGCCAACATGAGATACCCCATAGATATGGGAGCTGTTATAGGTGTTTCTAAAGAATACTAAATCTCCGGGTGATAGCTGATCCTTTTCCACCTTAGTACCTTTAAGCACTTGTTGTCCAGTTGTTCTGCCAATGTCTATCCCGGCGTACTGTTTATAAATCCAGTAAGTGAAACTAGAGCAGTCCAGTTTGCCTCCCATAGGGTCATTGGCACCGAACCTGTACCTAACCTGACCTGTAGCCATCATGGCATTAGCTCCGGCTATTACCTTCTGGGCCTTATCTAGGTTCTCTCCATCTATAGGCATAAGGGTGTCTCCACTGCTTTGTAGGGCTTGTTGAGCAGCTTGTGGGTTATAAGGTACTAAACCTATTCCTGTGTAATCCGTACCTGCCCCGTATGGGGATTTAAATCGTTTGTTAGGTGCCATACCTCTAGTCACCCCTAGCTCTGTTACCCAGGAGCCAAAGTTTACAAAGCTGTGAGATACTTTTGTTATATAGAACTCCATGTTGTTGTACATCAGCCTATACCCAACTTTAAACCTGTTGCTGCCTCTGACTATGAACGTGCCATTAAACATAGTGTTATTGAGCACATTCCAGTTATATAAGCTCTCTCTTAGAGACATCAGAGAATCCTTAGATTCCAAGTCTTGGGCTCCACCTACTGCGGAATACGAAGTCTCCACATGTAGCCTACGGATACCATATTTATCTGCAAAAGGCTCATACCACATGGGAGGTACACCAAACGTCTTAAATACATCTGCATCAGAGTACATAGTTTTGGCCCCTACAGAAAATAAAGTGTAGGTTTCTAAATCACTTCTACCTAGGCTCTCACTTGCTACCTCATCGTCTGTTAGAGTCAATGATGGTAGTTGTGACCAATCAGCCTCACTGAAAGGAGTAGCCCTAGTAAGTAGGTATGGCTTGTGGTCATATATCTCCCAGTATGCCTCATTGAAAGGTGTTTCTGCTATCTCTTTTACGAAAGACCACATACTGCCCTGATAGTTTACCAGTGTGGAGGACTCCAACAGTATTAAATCCTGTCTAGATCTAAACTTAGGTGACATAATCTCAAACAGAGTTTTACCATTAGACCACTTGTAGTTGACATGTTTCTGTGCTATGTTGGTCCAAAAGGCAGATAGCACTTGATCCGCTGTTTTGCCTGCTAGGATAACGTTATTACTTTGCAGCCAACCGACACTGGTTTCCTGATACTCTACCTCAGGCACATGACCAACATCGAACTGTATAAATGCTTTGGCTAGGCCTCTACCAGTGATGGTTATAACCCTCTCTGGCTTGTCTGCTGCTCTAACCTTTCTACGACAATCGTCCACAAGACCAAACATGACCTCCGCTAGTGCTTCTGGAGGTCTTTGCATGGTTATTATAACTAAGTCATTAGGGGTAACCCACTCATGCCAAGGCTTCCTGTTAACCATATTAATAACAAAAGTGGGGGCATCGGCCCCCATATCCCTCACTGTCTGTATGCTTACTACATCGTCGTCGTACTTACTGGATTCCACATTGGAGGCCCTAGCCACCAAGTCACCAGTCTCTGTGTAGAACTGCACTACAGCTAAGGGTTTATAATGACTAACCTTCATAATTGACACACCCCTATACGCGTTTTTGATCTTTACTGAGGTTTAGTCCATTCATGACGTTAGGGAAGCTAAAGTAATCTGTGAGAGCATCTTTAACTTCTGTGTCATTTTGAGATGACATACCCTCTATCTTACCGTCTATTATAACCCGGATAACATGCTCAGACTCCTTAGGTGCTACAGTCTCAACTTCACGGCTGAAATCATCTAGGGACTTACTCCACATGCGTTCCCAAGGCTTCATTAGATTATCAGACACTTTAGAAGTATCTATGGGGCCCATACCTAGCTGCAACGCTTGGCTCTTGTCTAACGTGGATATGGCTTTGTTCTGTGCAAAAGAAGTGCCCATTAACTGAGGGATACTACCCCCATAGGTTTCACCTTCTGGCAAAGCGTAGTTTTCCATGACAGACTGTTTACCACTGGAGGTTACATCTGAAACTATGGATCTAGCCTGCTCATCGCTTATTCGTGGGTCATTACGAAGGTGATCATAAACTGGCATCTGCTGTTCCTTTAGCTTCTGCTCTTTCATATACTCATCTACAGACGGTTCTTTTTCCTCTTCCCCACCCCACATGCGAGCCCCTATCCAAGGCCTATCATCCTCGTAATGCTTAGGTACCGGGGAAAAGATGGTACCTCCATAAGGTTGACCTTTGGAGTGACCAAAAAACCAATCCCCTAGGCTGTCACCCGTGTTCATAGCTCCATCAGCAGCGGCTACTTCCCCAACAGGTCCTAGCACCTTACCCCACTTGGCAAGCTTGGTCCACCACTTAGAGCCCTTAGCAGCGGTTTCTGCAACCTCTGCCGCCCCAGAAGCCGCACTAGATATAGGCTTACCATCTGGTCCTAATAAACCTGTGGGTCTTGGCTCTGCTAATGGACTACCATTAGGCCCTAATATAGATCCAGCGGCTCCACCACCTAGGGTTTCAGCAGCGGCTGTAGCACCTGCCCCACCTAGTAAACGGGTTAGGATGTTGCCGCCTTTTCCTCCTATAGGACCAGTTACACTTTTGTATCCACCCATTATCAGGGAACCAAGTCCCTTTCTGAGCTTGTTACCTAAGAAAATACCCCCAAGCCCTCCTAGGATGCCCCCACCTATAACTGTGCCCTTCTGAGCAGCATCAGGTAGCTCATTGAACTTGTCCATGATCCAAGTACTTGCACCCTCATACTCATCACTGACATTTCTTTGGCGTATCTCTTGTTCCGCAGTATTGGCCTGCCTAGTAGCTGTCTCACTGCCCTCATAGAGTTTTTGGCGCTCTGCTTGTTCAGCTAGTCCATATTTAGACAGCTGATCTTGAGTTAGGTTCATCTTGCCACTGGTAACTTGCTCCCATAGTCCGCTTTCCATGAATGCTTTAGACTGTGGTAAGCTCATGTTGCCGCCCCGGTTATTGACCCAATCCCTCAAAACTATTTGTTGGTAATCTTTTCCAACAAAGTTATTCTGTATGTTGGATAACAGGGTTTTCAGATTTTCAGGGTTGGATAACCCCTCTGCCTTCTGCATCTCTAGGTCATAGTAACCTTGGATACCAGTAAATTTGCTACCCTTACCAAGTAGTATATCCCCATTTGGATCTTGTGCCTTAATCGCAGTATCTATGCCACCTAACAGCTCTGCTCCTGCCTCACCTCTGAGAGATGGGACAGCCTCTCCTAAGGAAGCTTGCAGGGACATGATGTTACCTACCCCTGACTCAGACAGCTTAGTCATACCCTGACTTACTGTGCCCATCAGCATGGTAGTAGATCTTAATAGCTCCTCTTCCCTACCATTCATGCTATTGGCTTCAATAGCACCGCCTATTAGGTTTGCAAACCTCTGCATGTCCCCTTCTTGCATAGTTCCCAGCTTTCTCAGAATACCAAAGCTAGAAGCAATCTCGGAAGGGTCTACAGAATATTCCCTAGCAAAGGACTGGGATGCGCCTACATCGGCCAAAGACTTGTTGCGGTCAGAGGTGCCACCCTGTATAATGGTGGCTTGAGTCAACATAGTCTGTTCTGAGTTGTATCCATTTTTGAGACCTGTTTGTTCTATGTCCCTAATATTTTCATTGTCGGTGCCATCATATCTGCCTTTTTGGGCTATCTGTCGTGTTACAGCCTCTCGGTCCCTTATGAGGTCTTTACCATCACCCATGTAGTTCATTAAACTACGTATAGAGGTGATACCACCCACTGTAATAGCCCCGTTAGCCAAACCTTGTATCTGGTGTCTGGTACGGGGGTTGAGTTCGTGCAAGTCATTAATACGGTTCATACTTTCTTTACTACGTTCTAGCTCATCCCCCAGCTGCTTGACTACACTTTCCATACGTGCTAGGTCACTTTTACCTCCGGGTCCAGCATCTATCAAAGATGTAGCCTTCTGTGCCTCTGCCAGTTTCCTTTGATGGAAATCAATAATGGCAGGAGAGGAAACATCCCCCCACTTATTTCCTCCCTGTAGCCTCTCTAGAGCCTTTTGGTACTTGACCTGATCATCCATAGCCTTCTTGACTCTTTCAGCATAGGACTTCTGCATGTTTGCATATTTACTCTGCTGGTCAGTATAAGACTTCTGCATCTCCTTAGAGATATCCCTAAACAGCTGGACCTGTTTGGTACTAAGGAAGCCCCCTTGCCTGTTTTGTCCCTGGTCAGCTAAGTCACCAAGCTTATCTACTTGGCGCTCTAGCTGGCTCATAGAACGTAGGGCTTCCCGTATATCGGCTGACACCTTTACATTCACATTACGATTTATATCCCTGTTACCTGAGCCTGCCATATTCTATACCTCCTGCCACTCACCATCATCTTCAGAAGATTTAGGCAAATTTGTGTGATTGGTGTCGCCCTCCTCTGAAGATTCAGGAGATGCATTGAAGTAATTCTCACCTACATCAGTGCTATCAGAGATTCCATCCTCATCCTCAGCATTCCACTCAGAGTCAAAGTCTGGGTCAAAGTAGTACTCCGGCCCTTCCTCATCAACTCCAGCATTATCATTAGTCTTCCATTTGCCCGGTATAGTACGCTCATAGTGATAGTACAATAGGTCCATCTGTTCCTCTGTCAGGTCTGTATATCTAGGATCAGTTGGTAGAACCCCCCACTTCTCCATTAGCCAATAATGGAACTTCGCCTCCGGTGTGTTCGCTATTGCTTTCAGGTCCGCTTGGACCACTCGGTTTGCGAAACGTGTCTTGCCAGTTCAGGTATTCCAAGAATACCGCCTCCATCACTTCATATGGAAGGTCAGGGTCATTAGGATTAAACCACTCTGGCCTCTCCGTCACCACTACGTCTAGGGTGGAAATTATAGTAACTAGATTTTGTGCAATAACATCAGATGTTATTTCCATGCCTCCAGTTAGTGCCGTTTTGGTAATACCAATTTGTATCTTGTCCATCAATGACGGATGCTTTACGGTAAACTTACCCTCAAACCTTTCGTCATACTCTCTGAAGTCTGCATTGAATGAGTGGGTTCTCTTAGTACCCCTTAGTACTTCTGAATGAACCTCTGATCTTAACGTTTTTAGTGCTTCTGGTTTTATATCAGCCATGTGGGCTCAGCCTCCTAAATTTGTTATCATAAAAAGAAAATAAGAGCAGGGGGTCGTCTACCATACCCCTGCCCTTATAATAGTCTCTGTATAACTTAGGATGCTTCCGAACCCTTGGCATACAGATATGTGAAGGTTGCATTTTCACCAGCTATGGAGTTGGCTCTAAATGTTTCCCTATAGTTTACAATAGTGCATCCGTGATAAGCCCTAACTGTTTTGTTAGTGTACTTATCTATAACCTCTATAGTGATAGTACCTTTCTTAAGTACTTCCTCACCCAGAGAAGCTATGCCTAGCTTCTTCAAGTCGTTGATACGAACAAAGAATCTTTCTAGGCTGACAGAGCCTTCATACTTGAGGGTAATGTGTTCCTGTGGCATGATGGAACCAATCTCATACACACCCTCTGTACCGAAGCTACGGTCACCCTCTACGTTCTGTGCCTTGCCAATGATTTGGTTATCAATCTTTAGCAAGACGGTGTGACCGGATTGTACCGTCTGTTCATCTACCGACGCGAATAACTGCAAATTCATTTTAAACATGGTGAGTCGTCACCTCCGTATTATTGGGTAGCTGTGATAGATTCAGGGATAAAGTGGCTAGTAATCAACACGTAGTTGTTTGGCTCAGTAGGTGCTACTTCATAGTCTACATAGATAACTGTGTTTTCCATGCGCACTACAATGTTTTGGTAGCTAAGGATGTCACCGTCTTTTATAGCTTGCTCCAGTATAGTAACTACAGCTGTAACTACAGAAGATGGGGTTGTCCTCAAGCCCTTCCTACCTACAAACTTAGTTTCCAGTGTCTTACGTACCGTCTCAGATAGCTTGTCTGCTCCTCTACGAACTGAGATTTCACGGTACAGTACATTATTGGACCCTCTCCAAGTAGTAATACCTTGGACTAAACGGAACCCACCGTTCTCTACACGTTCTAAAGTAGCTACACCGGAAGTAAGCAATTCGTTAACCTCTGGGTCACCAGCCAACATATCCTTCTCTAGTCCCAAGACACTAAAGTAGTCGAATGTGATTGGTTCAGAAGCATCCACCCCAGCTACACGACCTGCTATCAAAGCAGCTGTGAAGTATGCAGGCAAAGGAACTTTACCGCCCTGATTAGCCTTGTGGTAGATGCCGGGGTAAGCCAACACAGCCCTAGAGTTGTTCAGCGCTGCTGCCCGTTGCTTAGCTCTGTCAATGGTTTCGCCTACACCACCACCTACAAACATAACCTGTTTTTGGTTACGGTTGAGCATTTCCCCTACATGGCTAAGGCCCTCTGCATGAATCGTTTCCGATTCAGTCAGTAGCACCAGTATGTCAGAGAACTGGGTTTTGATGGCATCAAGGTATTCTGACCAAGAAGTTGGCACCGTACCTCCAGTGCCTCCAGTTAGGTATGCAGAGTCAAAATTGGTCAGTGTTCCAGTTACGGACACAGTAACCAGTTCGGACTTGTCGTTAACACGGTGCTCAATATCACCTTTCACCGCTTTCAAATACCCACCAGCTTTTATGTCGACTTTAGCCAAAGCATCCAGCGTAGACACTGACAGCCCGGAGCTAGTAAGTTCCACATATCCAGCTTCGTAGTCAGATACACTAGACAGGTAGGAGATAAGGTCGTCAATAGTGACAAACCTACCATCTGTTAAAGATACAGACAGGTCAGTTGTAGAGGTCGCTTCATCTGCCCCTACTTTAGTCTCCAATTTAACAGCCTTACCGTCGGTTACAGTAACTGTGACAGCAGCATAAGCACTGGAGCCTGTGTATTTCAACTTGATAACTGCACCCAAGTTGTTATATACTTCTACCAAATCCAGATCCCATCTGCTAACAGTGTACTTTTTAGAACCTGCGATAGTACCGTCCTCAACCCTTGCTAGCACTCGGTTACTGCCTTCACCGTACTCCACAGAGGTTTGAACCAAGCCACCAGAAGTTAGAGTAGACTGTTTAGCGTCATTGGCTACAACTACGCCGATTACACTAGCACCACCGCCACCTTCTGGAGTAGGAGAAAACATAAGTTCCATAGCTTTAAGCAGGTCTCCACCCCTAAGATACTTTCTAGCTTGGTCAGTACCTGTGAAGAACTTTACTACTCCCGGCTGACCTGCATCAGATTTACCTATAACGATGGGTACATTCAGTCCACCCTCTGTTACAATGGTCATCTGGGTTGCATCTATGCTGTCATAACCGCCGGGGTGGACAATTCTACGTCCTCCAAAATTCACACCATAATCGTTAATAGCCATTGTATACACCCCTTTATCGTAGTCTATATTCGTTTAAAAGGTCTTTCCATTGCTGAGGACGCATCCAAGACTTACCCTTAGCATATGAGATAAAGCCTGCTTTTTGTACATTGGTAAGGCCCTCCACCATAAACAAGAACTCCTTAATGTTTATCCTAGCAGGTAGCACTTCTGGCTGCACCTCTTTGGCTACTGGCTTTTCTGCCATGTTCACCCCTCCTTTGTATCAAGACTAACAGTTTGGTCCACGTATACACCTTGTATATACGGTATATCCTCCACTGGTACGGAAGGGTTATACTGACACCAAAAAGTCAGGGCTCTTCTATAAACAAACTCAGGCATCCAGCTAGTAGCAGGCTCAAAATCAGCCCCCCCAAGCTTTTGCCTGAATAGGCCCTTCTTACCTAAGTCATCCCTACCTGACAAGAGCGCCCACTTCACTATGTTGTGGAGGTACACAGTCAAACTGCCATTGCTGGTCCAAGTTTCTATACGATAATTTCCTTCGTACAACACCTCTGTACCAACCTCACTGGAGCTCTTAAAGGAAAAAGTAACAGATAATTGGTCCTTATCAGACACCTCATCACTGAAAGACAGCAAACCCAGATATTCATTGGTTATCCAGTAGCTATTAGGGTCTACTATTTCCCCTGTCGTCTTGTTGACCACCTTCTCCACCTCTACCACAGGAACTATAGGCAAATAGGTGTGATCATAGGGTATTTCAGACCCACCTGATACTACTTGACAATCCTGAGTATCAGACTTAATGATGATCTCTTCATCGTCTATATAGTCTCCTAGACCTATTTGGCTCTCATCCTCGTTGGCTAAAAGTATACAAATAGAAGGGACATCAGCAGGCGTCCTAGGCCACCCCTGTATCACTTTCACAGGTGTTTTGGCTAGAAACTCATTCAAACTGTCTATCTGATCTTTGCTAGTACCCAGTATCCTAGTTAAAAACTGAGGATTGTTCTTTAGGTACTGTATCCTGCTGGTGAGCAACTCATTTAAATAATCCTCAACTAAAGGTATCATATATTATGGCCTCCTATTCCCATTCCAAGGGTGAGGTTTATTAGGTCTGGTTATATTAGATAGAGTGTCCCTAACCCTTGGTTGACTCTTCACACTGTTTTGTGCTATAATTTTGTTATGAGGTATGACACCATTAGTAGGTTTCAAGTTAACTTGGGGTGTAGGCTTTGCCCCATATTGACCCCAAGCACCCGGCTGAAAGCCTCCACGGCCTCCAATTGGTGTAGGAGGCTTCAATACTTGTGTCGTGTCAACCTTCTTAGACCTGAGGAAATTGTACACATCAACGGTTCTTAATATGGAAGTTTGTATAAGAGTAGGAGGCTGTGGTAGCTCCTCAAGGGAATTTTCCACAGCCTCCTCTGTAAACTTCATTACATCATCGTCTAGGTACAATTTATCCAGCTGGATTCTCCACATTAGCCACCAAATCCTCTCGCTTGATCTGGAACTGTTT